GTCCGGTTGACAGACACTATAGAAAACTTTCACCGACGTTCAGGGTCTTCACGACCCTCCCGCAACCACAAGAGTGTTAACTATCTAACCTCCCACACCTTCGGGTAATGGTCAGGTACAGTTAGAATCCACACTCCTGAGGAAACTACGGTTGCATCGATGGCAGAATTTTACTGGTAAACTTAGTGGATACCTTGTACCACTTCATCCGTACTGCTTGCAGAGATCGCTTTGATCATTATTGACAGAGTGTCGTCCCTGCAGCCACTGCATCCCCACCGGGGACCGTTGAACACGGACCAGTTACTATAGCATATGAAAATGCCAAACGCCATCGCTCTATCCCCTTTGAGATTTTCAGGGGCCTGCTTACGCTCACCTAGTGACCACGAGATTAAGATCAAGTGGTTCAGTAAGGTGCCATGCTAAGTTTAAAACAACGATCAAAGCATGTAGACATTTAAGCAGACAAATAGGCGGACTTCTTAAGAAGAATTAAATCGCCACGTGACTCCATTCACGAAGTTGTGAAGAAGACCGGGAATAAACGGGGCTCTAAGAGCCAAGGGTCGATTTCTCGATTATCTATTCGGGGCAATAACTTCGCCCAAACCCTTTCCGCAGAACGTAAAACTTTTACAGTATCTCTTGCGGACCCGTCACTATACACAGTACTATAATCGGAACTCAGAACAGCGTCGAAGTAAACGCTTAAGCAGCCATAGGTATAAAATTCGTCGTACAGTGTGGAATCTTCAATCCGTTCTACGGAATCAAACATCCGTTCTACAGATTTATGTACTTTCCACATCTGATCCTTCCCCAAAAGAGGAAAGCGGAAATTATCCTTACGGATCAACGAGCACACGCATCGATCCTTACGACTAGGCTGCCACTTAGAGTGTGGTTGCAATCCCACACCTCCAAACGACTGAGGTACAAACCAAGGAATCTTGATATTACACTTCTTAGCAATGCTGCCAAATTCGCGGATATACTCCATATAAACAGAATCCTTACAAAAATCAGGAACTGTTTTTAAGAGATCGCGAGAATTTTGGCCAAAGTTACAGAATTTATCAAAGATATCCTCAGTACCCATAAGACCACCAGAACGTTTTTTATGACGTAAAAGACCATAGTTAATATACTTAACTTCTTCAAAATCAGCTAAGCCCTGGACCCAAAATCCATGAGGCTGCGAGACTCTGGTCATCAAGCTATCATCCGTATTTTCCTTATAAAGGAATAAAGCGGAATTGATATTCAAAAACTCTTTAGAGTGATACGTCTTACCAACTGAAGGCTTCATGTTATATGACATGCAAAGATCCTTCCAAAGTTGGAAACCTTTCGTGG